CCGTTCTCGGTGGCGTTATTGAGTTTCAATTGGCGCTGAGTCAGTCCGCAAGTGTTCTGCTGGGTCTTGCTGCTTACAGCCTGAGAGATTTGTGCTTGGAGTGAATTGACTTGATCCAAAAGATCAGCGGCTTTGGTGGCGTCCACGTTGATCCATGCTGCATGGCAAACATTCAGAAAACTGATCTGCTGCGACATCATCGCCAAGCTCATGCCTAGTCCGCAATCAGTCCCGCCGAGGGCGACTTGGTTGTGCAGGTCTTCGCCGCTCAGGATGCCGACACCGCAGAGCGTGCTGCCCGAGACCGCTTTGTTGACTTGCAGCGCCGGGCAGTCGAGAACCTTACCGAAGATCACCGGCCAGGGTTTACCGATCAAGTCCTTCGGTATGAACGGGAACTGCCCTTCTTCGGCTGAGAACCCAAACTCTTTGTCTTCGAGTTGCGAGATGACGGTGAACGAGACGGTGCGGTCCGCTTCCGACCAGCCGACTGGGCTGGAGAGCTTGCCGGCGAAGAGCAGGAACTTGTCGCTAAGGTCCAGCCCTTGGAACCACTGGTAAACACGGACATCCCGTTGATGGATGTCTTGGATGTCCATGATCCCTTTGATGGTTCCGTCTGTGTCATCGAGCACCACGCTTAATTCTTGTGAACTGTTGGAATTCAAAACGTCGATCACGTTGTCTAGGTCGCCGACCTCCAGGATGCGACCCTTGACACTGGTTCCAATGTCTCGGTCGGCGTAGGCCACAGGGCCAGTGCCCCAATCAACCTCGACGATGACAATCGGCTCTGTGCCCTTGGACTGGGCCAGCTTGGCAAGTCCGCCGGCAGAAATGTTCCTCATTGCTCGACTCCCTCGAACTCGATAGTGATGGTCTGAATCTCGCGTTTCAGACCATCGTTTGTTTCTGATCCCGCTCGGTCCGACGTGTCGAACTCGAACGGGTTATTGGTGAAGTTCCCCAGCCAGATGCGTCCGTTGTGATCCGTCACCTTGATCTTTGACGCGAAGTACGAAAGCAGAAACGCTCGAAGATCAAGTGCCTTCGGGCGCAGCATCCGCAGGGTCCAAGTCATCTTGCGACGACCGCCCTTCGTCTTGACGTAGGTATAAAGAGTCCCGTCCACCGCCCGCCTGGACGACATTGAGGCTGCCAGAGCCTCGGTGTCACTGAGAAGCGGGTTAGGATATTGGACGGTGGTTTGAATACCTGGGTACGGAGCCTCGAACTGAATCATGGTCACACCTTCTCGCCTTCAAACTCAAAGCTGGCCGTGTACTTGCAACCTGGACCATCTGGGACAACCGGGTCTTGTGGATTGACGATGACGCCCTTCCAAAGCCGGTCCTCCCAGTCGATCAACCTGATCTCTTGTCCCAGGTAGGTCTCCATAAAGGCCAGAAGGCTCTGACCCTCTTCTTGGCTGAGTCCACTGAAGGACAGCAGCAGAGTTTGCACCTTCGGCCAAATGGGGTCGGCGTAGATGATGAGGGTGCCGCCACGGGTCTCGCGGTTGATCCTCGTCATCGCCAGCCTATCTTGGTTGCCCAGGTTGGGCGCTCGCAGGATCAGTTGATCCGTCACGGCTCCGATGGCGGGGTATTGCAACCTGAAGCCAGGTGTTCCGCCTGCGGCCGTGTAGGTCGAGGGCGGCGGCGTCGGGGCATTTGGATCGCTGCTCGACCCGACGAAGGGCGAGTAAGTGCAGAGCGTGTCGGACTGCTCCAAGATGAACGCAACAGCTTGGAACATCTCCAGCGCGTTAGATGCCGAGACTCCCCGGACAACCACCACGTCGGCCGCCACGCCTAGAGTGGACAGTTCGCTGACGGCAGGCCGACTCGTCGTGGCCGTTGCGGCTTGCGACAGGGCCAGAGAGGAAGACGCGGACTTCGGGATACTGATGCGGCCTTGATCCGTTAGGGTCAGAACGCTTTCAGCTTCGCAGTCGATACCGTCTGCCCTAGCGAGTGAATCGCCAACCTGTGAGGCGAAGGACAAAATGCTGGACGAAGTGCGGACCGCATTGACCGTACAGGAGGCGCTGTCCTGGAGGCCAGTGACGACCTCGATCATCGTGAACGTCTCAAGATCGAAGACTTCTTCGATCGTGGTCAGTTCGCTTTCCGCCGTAGCGTACCACGGTCGGTTCACAAACAGGGTGTCAACAATCGCGATCGTGTCCTCAATGGACAGCATCTTGATGTTGGTTGTGGCTTCCTGCGTTAACTCGATGACGTGATCTTCGACGATCAGCTTGATGCTCGTGTTACGCGCCTCGTGTGTCAGGGCGAGCACGCTCTGAGCGTTGATACCGACGATAGTCGAGACCGCTGTGCCGGTCAGTTCGAGGATCGAGACGGCGTTGTGAATTACTTCCGCCGTGGCCGTTTGCGTCACGTCCAGCGTTGTAATCAACGATCGCAACTTTACATTCGTCTCGGCCTCGTCGGTCAGCGACAATGCGCTGGTCGCATAAACGTGTAGGTTTACAACCGATGCAAGGTCCGTCAGAACGAGAGCATTGCTGGCCGAGATGATGTAGGTCTCGGCCTTACGGCTTGTGTCGGTGAGGCTGAGGGTGCTTTCGGCCGCAACAAGCAGGACGCCAGAGTGCGACGAGTCAGTTAGCAACAGCGTATCTGCGGCAATCCCAATAGTGGGACCGACCCCGACTGCGGTGCTCACCAAAGCTAACGCGCTGCTGCCGGACTTGTGAAGCGGCCTCGGCGTGGAGGCGTCCACAGTCAGGGCGAGGGCGCTAGAGGCGGTTACGTTGTAGGAGCCGCCGCTTGCAACAGCCGAGTGATCTAATACAATCTCACTGACGGCTTCAGGTTCCAGCAGGGACACGATGCCGACAGTACCCAATTGGATATTGCCCGGCCGCGATAGCGATGTTCCAAGTTTTCCAGTGAACGCCATGACCTTCTCCCTCGCAAATCGTTAGCTCACCCGACTCCAATGAACCAGCCGAGCGAATATATCGAAATCGCCGCCGGAGTTATTGATGAACCAAAACACTCTATCAGGGCCGCCTGCCATCTGACTCGTGCGACCGGCCGACCAAAGTTCAATCCAGTTAAGACCATCGCCGATATAGAACTTCACGTTAGTGTTGTCGTCTTCCACTTTGAACCAAACTTGTGGTCCAATGAAACTATAGAAAATCACCGCGACGTGCGCAGTAGGATTGCTGGTTGTCGGACTGGCGAATGTTTGCACCCTAATCTTTGAACCGGCCGAAGTGCTGATGACAGAGACAGCGGTGTTTTTACCGGTGCTGTTCTCCAGAAGACCCATCCCAAAAGACGGGCCGCCACCGGCGATGCCACCATCAATTGTTAGTCCACGAAATGCTCCAATATAAACATACGGAGCAGATGGTGCGGTTCGTTCCAGAATTCGCTGATCGGAGCCAACATCCGTATGGATCAGCGTCGTCAGAAGAATCGAACCGGCTTGGTCGGTGGCTACAGCGTCTTCCTGATTCCGCCAAGTAAAGTCTGAGGCGACCAATAGAGTTGCGCCATCGTCAGCGACCAGTTTGAATACCGGAAATCCCCCGGCCGCCGGCACGCTGTCCTTGACAAGGCGGTCGATGCTGTCGGCCGTGACAATCTGCGTCACAACGTCGGTGTCACTATGGCTGGCGGCCGTAGTACCTTCCTGGCCTCGGAGCACTGTAAGCGTGTTAGTGCTTCGAGCGGTGCAAATCAGAATCTCAGAACCAATCAGGATTCGGAAATTACCCGCTGACGGGAACTCTGAAGCATCGTTCAGGTCGAGTGACGTGACGCTATTGTTGATCCCGCCATTCAACGTGTCGGCGGCATTGTTGGCGAACTGCTCACGTTTGGGTGCTGACATAACTAATTCCTTCGTAGGTAGGCATCCCTACCGCTGTTCATGTACTGCCGCAAATACTCCAAGGCGTGCGGGTTGATGTCGGCTTGTTCCAACATCACCAACACTTCATCGAACGGAGTTAGATTGCCCGATGGTCGCTGTACTGGATGTCCGGCATATCGAAGCAGAGCGTGGACCAGGGATAATTCACCCTGAACATCACGGTGGAGTCCCAGCAAGGTGATTACTTGGTCGAATGGTAATTGTGACTGGGCGATCGGCGAACGCGAGGCGTTGGCAGTGGAAGTCAGACTGATGACCGACTCACAGTTAAGTTCAATCGCCTGAACTTCAGTGAGTGCGATGGCATCGTCGAACAATACTAATCCGCTTATAGCCCAGGTGATATAACCTTGATCGCGTTTGAGGATACTGATGCGGCAAGTTCGGAGACTGCCGAGACAATAAATTTCTTTGGCATCGACAAAGAGTTAGCATCGTGCAGTCATCCTTCCTGTGACGTGTAAGCAAAAGAAAAGGCCGGAGCCGAAACCCCATGACAGAGAACGGCCCCGGCCAGCGAGGGAGAACGATTAGGCACTCACAGTGTACGTGACCTTGAGTTGATCCCCATTGAGGACCGCCACGTCCCCGCCGGTGAACAGCGCCGTCGCCCACAGCGTATTGGCAGCGCCGGCCGTGTGATCGCCCTTGGTTTGGGCATTGGTGCCGCCGGCCAGGAAGACGCCCTTTACGGTGCCGGTGCCGGTGATGTCAAAGATGATTGGGGAAGCGTTCGTGATTGAGGCCGCCGAGGCTGCGCCTTCGACCCAGGTGGGACGGGTCGTGGTGCTGTCGGCGTTCGCGTCGTCCGTGTAGTTCGTGAACTCATCCCAGCCGTTGCCGACTTGGTTGATGTTGTCGTAGATGTCGGCCGCCGCGAGGGCCGTGAAGCCGGCCAGGTCGATCAGGCCGAGAAACCAAGTCGCAACGGCCGAGGAGCCATTGAACATCACGTTTAGAAGTTTGTTCTTGCCTTCCGTGGTAATCCCGTTCGGGAAGTCATAGTTGCCGATGACCTTACCGTTACGAATGTGCTCAACCTGGAAGCGGCCCCGAAGGGGCAACTGGTTGACCGGCTTGGCGGACCGAACGAGTTCAACGCCAGCCGCTTGCTGAATCTTCAAATGGTTCATTTCAGAGAATCTCCCGAGACGTAGGTGCCACGCCGGCAGACAAGCGGCTTTGGCGTGAAAGAAGCGGCGGGCTGGAGAGTCCAGCCCGCCGAGTGGGGTTACAGACGAGAAGTGCCGCGCCGCAATTCGCGGCGGACTTTTCGGAGGACGACTCGACCAGTCTGTTCGGGCGAGCCGCTACCGTTGACGTTGATGGAGATGTCGCCGACGTTCGTGACGCCGCCACCTTGCGACCGGAAGATCGGTTGCTTCCCGCTGTTGATTGCCTGGATTTGCGAGAAGAACTTTCGGGTCGAGTCCGGGTTGATGATGCTCTCGCCGGGCCGAGCCATCACAGGGATCGTGTCCATGCCTCGCGGCACGAACCCACCACCTGCCATGTACTTGGGATCAACGAGATGACGACCGTGGGCGGCCGTCGCCGTCGTGGCGGCTGCCGGCACCTGGGGGAGCACGGCTCCCTGGACCGACAGGATTGCCGCCGCAGCCCGCTCGTAAGCGGATGCGGTGTTAGACGCTGCGAGCGCCACGCTATCAGCCGGGACCACTGCGTTGCTCAGCGAGAGAGCAGCATTGGCGGCTCTCACGTCGGGCTGCGAGGTCTGGAAGCTCTGGATCACCCCTCTCAACTGTTCCAGCTTGGCTTGGTCAACCGGGTCGAACGGCGTCAGATTGGCTTGCTCCGACTGGAAGGCTCGAAGAGCTTCCAAGGCGGCCTTGAAGTTGATTGCGTCGTTCTGAGTTGAATCAGCGGCTCCACTGCTGAATAGAACTCCGGTGCGGCCAAAGTCCACTGAACTCAACTGGTTCTCAATTTCCTGAATCTCGTCCTTAGTCAACTTGGCGCTGCTCAGGAGTTTCTTCAGGTTTTCGATCCCCGCCTCGGTGGCTTTGAACGTCGGGGCAGTCGTGTCAGCCCCGGCGCGCGTCTTCGACGATTGCGACAATTCAAGCTCTCGGATGAGAGCTTCGATTTGTGCCCTTTGATCCGCGATAGCCGATTCGGTTTGAGCCGCAGCAGACTTTCGCTTTTCCAGTTCGGCCGCCTGACTATTGATCTCAGTCAGACCTTTGTTGATGTCGTCCGTGCTCTTGCGAAGAGGCCGTCCAAGGGCGGTCTCCAAGCTCTTCAGGAAGGGCAGTTTAATGTCGATGCCGTTGAAGACTTGCTGGACCTTAGCCTGGGCGGCCTTGGCAGCAGTCTCGACCTCGAAGGTCAGCTTGATGGGGTCTTTGGCGACACTATTCTGGAACGACTTCGAGAAGTCGGCCAAGCCCAGGAAGTCAGCGACCTTCAAGTCCTTACTGCTGAAGGCGGCCTTACCGACTTCCAGCAAGGCAGCTTGCTTACGCTTCTCGCGGGCTGCCGCTTCTTTCTCAGAGAACCGGTTGCCGTCCTTGTCAAATAGGTTGCTGTTCTCAAGAACGATCTTCGCCTGTTCCTTCAGCGTCTCGACGATCTTCTCTTGCTGGGCACGCTCTTTGAGCAGGCGTTGCCGACGAACCTCTTGCTGCTCGTTGATCTCTTGCTCAACTCGAAGCTGACGGGTCGCAACATCCTCCACAGCCTTGGCGGCGCTAGCCTCCAAAGCACGGTTCTTGGTTCGCTCACCGATCTGCTTGGCGTCTTCGGCCGTGGAACTGGCCTTACCGAATAAGCTCAGAGCACGCTGCTTCAGCGCATCGTTGCCCGTCTCAAAGGCTTCTTGCAGGGTGGCCTCGGCCTGTCTTGCAAACTCGGCAGATCGCTGAGTCAGGGCTGCGACCTTCTGGGCATCAGAGAAGCCCTTAGTGTTCTTCTCAAACTTTCGGTCCTTCTGACCCTGTTGAATCGCGAAGATTCGCTCTTGGGACTGTTCTATCTGCGAGACGCTATCGGTGATTGCCGATTCGATCGCCTTGAGGAAGTCCGACCGGAGATCGACGATCTTGTCCAGTGTGTGTTCCGCGCTATCGACCATCCGTTGGTCGCCTCGCTCGGCATCGGCCACGCTCTTGAGGTAGTCCACCCCGAGTGCTTGAAGCTGTGTGCGAACGATCTTGGTCGCTTCCTTGTTCGCCTCGGTCAGCTTGTCAATCCGCTCAGCCTCAGCCTTAGCGAAAGCCTTGGCCGACGCTTCGTGTTGGTTCTTTAGTGCTTCGATACCGGCGGCGTTGTCAGCAATGCTCTGCTTCAGGTCCGCAGAGAACAGAGTCAACGGAGACAGCTTCGACAGACCACTGATTAGTCCCGTCAGCTTCTCAAGCTGAGCAATCGTCCCGGAGACGAACCGGATCGCGTTCCCCAACTCTTTGATGTTTTCGATGGCAACATCTACGCCGCCCATCGCTTCGATCAGGTCGTTGCCCGCCGCGACCAGGGCGTTGCCCAGTTCGAGCGTGAAGGCGTTGCTAACTTTGTTCAGGCTGGCCGTCAGTTGTTCGGCGTCAGTCGCCGTAGCCTGCATGAACTTCGACTGTGCGAATTCCTCGCCGTTCAGTCTTGCTTCTCGGATGTTGTCCCGGAAGAACTCCAGGTTCTCGCCGGTCACACCCAATGCACCGCCCAAGCCTCGGACGTTCGGGAAGAGCCTTGCAAACTCTTCGGCCGAGCCGCCAGTGCTCTTTGCGAGCGAATCGAGTACACCGTCGAGACCCAAGGTCTCGATCGCCGCGCGGCTGCTGTCGAAGCCCAAGCCTTGAAGCTCGGCTCGCATGGCTTTAGTGGGCTTGGTCAACGCCGTGACGATGCCACGGAACTGAGTCAAGGTTTCGGCCGTTCCAAGACCCTTCTCGGACACGGCGGCGATGGCACCAGACAGTTCCTCCAACTCGATACCGATCTCAGAGGCAGGCTCCAAGATTCGACCGATGGAGTTCGCCAACTGGTCAGCGGTGATTCGGCCCTTGTCGATAGCCGTGAAGAAGATGCCGGACACCTTGCCCGTATCTTCCACGCCCAGACCGAAGCTGCGGAGCGCGGCAGACAGCAAGTCAACCGAGTCAGCCAGCGAACTATTCGTGGCCTTGGCGAACTTCGCGGCGTCCTCAGTGAAACGAAGGCTTTCCTCGAAGTTACCGACTTGGTTGCTCAATGCGTTGTAAACGCCGGCCGCCGTCTCAAGCAGTGGGAGATTGAAGTTGTCCGAAATCTTGCGGACACCCTCAGCGATTTGATCGAAGCTCGCCCCATCGGCGATGGTCGTAATGAGCGCAATCTGTTTCTGGAACTGGATAGCATCACTGACCGACTCACGCAGCAGATCACGAATCTGGCTCAGCACTCGCACGATGAGTTGCGTGACGACCACTCGCGACAGCGTTTCCCAGCTAATGGTCCAAGCCTTGGTGGCTTTCTCGGCTTCACCCAGGTTGCTCTTGGTGCCTTGAGACACACGGCGCACGGAGTCAAGCAGTTGACGCTCAGCATTCAACTGAGAAGTGACGGCTTCTTGACTGGACTTGCCCAGGAGCTTGTTGAAGGCGTCGGCGGCGTCTGCACCGGTCAGTAGCTTTTGCTTGCTCGGGCCAGTCGATCGGCCAGTGGAGCCGCCGGTCGTCGAAGACGAGCCGCCACCAGACTGGGCCTTGTTGACTTTTGCCAGGGCCTTGGCGGCAGCATTGGCGGCCGTGGCCATTTCCTTGAAGTCCGAGATCGTCTGCTTGGACCGACGATTATGGTCGTCCAGCGTGCCAGCGACGGACTTGATACGGTCCTCGAACGTGAGATACCCACGGTCGAGTTGCTTGAGTGCTTCGAGCGCCTGCGAGGCGTCGATGCCCAAAACCTGCTTTAGCTCTTCAGCCATCGTCAAGCCGCCTTACGCCGGAGCCTAGATACTGTGCTGGTCGATACACCCAAACAGGCAGCGGCGTGCTGGCCCGAGCGATATTCGATGCCGTCGATTACGACTGGTTTACAGAATGACGCGGACATCTTTCGTCTAGCGTCTGTGGTATGTCACTTCACCCGCACGATGATTACTTTCATGTGGCTGTACGGATCGGGCAGAGAGACCGATCGGACACTGCGAAGAAACGCTTCAGCAGCGTGTCGCTGGAACTCGTAGGGTCCAGGTTCCAGAAGGCGAGAGAGCAAGCCGGGATCGGGGTCTATGTTGGCGTTGTTGAACTCGTTGTAAACAAGGTGGGGCAAAGACGTTTCATACATGAAGTTGAAACGACCCTTAGCGGCGTCAATATCGAGTCCGCCGTCACTAAGACGTTGGCCGTAGCTCACTCGACGAGGCGCATTGTGTGCCTCGTTTATGACGAGGTTGAAGTCGATCGCGTCTGCAAGACGCATGAACGTGGCGTGTGATGCGCCACTCCATACTGGAATCTCCGCAGTGGCCGCATTGATCCATTCAAATGCAGCTTGTGCAATCGAGTCGGACAATACCTCGCTCAACGCCGCGACATAAGACGCGAGGTTTAGGCGAGGGGTGGGTAGCGTGGCCTTGATTTTCATGGGTCAAGCCCTGGGTTTAAGGGCTACTTGCCCTTCTTCTTCGCACGCGATGCGGCCCGGCCTTTTGGCTCTTGGGCGTTCCGGCCCTTTGGTTGAGTCCGGGAGGGCTTCCCTGCCCCGAACAGCGATCCATGCGCTGCTGCTTCGTCGTGTGATGCGACTTGATCGAATGCGATGATGCGAGCTTGCACATCGCCCGAGCAGTCGTCCCAGGAGTCCTTGACTCCCGGCGGCTTTATTCCAACACGGGCACAGGCTGCCCAGATGGCGTACTCACCGGTTCGGAAGTCGGGCCAGGGGACGCGGGCCGTGCCGGCGCTTGACCAAGTAAGAAAGAATCGCGGGCCGCTTTGACCTTGGCCTCGCTGAGGACGTTAGCCTCAACTGCAAGGTCCAGTACGCGATTGCGTTCATTCTGGATAAGACCTGCGTTCTTCAGGTCGGTGTCCCAGTTGAGCCACGTCTTTGGGTTGTTTGGATCGACCGTATCCCACTCGATGTTGGAAGGTTCCAACGAGCGGATCACCAGGAACGCCAGGCGCTTCTTGCCGTGGTTCTCCAGGACTGCCCTGTAGGTCGGGTCATTCGGGTTCGGCACCCATCCGTCTTTCGTCAACGCACCGGGTGGCGCAGGAATGGGACAGAGTGAATCGAACTCATCCATGTCGGGCAAGGCCCGAGCACGGAACACTAGGGGGCCTGAGTCACGCGGGATCACCAACAGTCCATCTGCTGGCGGCGTGACCGCTACTCCACCGATCTTCATACGATTTCTCCCTCGAAGAGATCAAGAAAATGTGCGGACCGATCCAGGTGGACCGGCCCGCACGGTTAGGGTTTCAAACAGACGCAGGTGTTAGCTGCGGACGAGCGTGGGCTTGGTGACGTTGCACCGACCCTGGGCCGAAACAGTCGCGGCACCCAGATCGCATTCCTCGCTGTCCGCGCGGAAGTACGGCAGCGTGGTGGTTTCGGTCTCGGACGTACCACAAGGCGGAACGTGCTCGATCTCAATGTCGATCGAGTACGGCTGGCAGAGGTCTGGAGTGGAACTCACCCACTCGGCTGCGCCACCTTCACCGTTGATGGCATCACTCGGGGTCACGGCTTCGCCGGTGCCCGTGGTGAGGAACTCGTACACGAAGTCGATTGTGACATCGAGCGGCACCTGGTTGCCTTCGCGAACGACATCCAGGTCGCCACGATCGGTCAGGTACTCATATTCCTTGTTACGGGTATGAGTGATGTTGCCTTCGCCGACCTTGATGTCGATCTGCTGGGGCTTGAAGGTGATAACGCCGTTATCGACATACGTGCCCGCGCCGAGCGCGGGCGTAAACGTGATTTCGGTTGTCGGGCCGGTGCTGGCCGGCGTGCGGGCAGTGACCGTATGCACCGTCGTCGCGATCGTCTCACCAGCAATGGTGAAACGCGCGCCGACCGGAACCAGCGTCGTAACAGCAGTATTGAGAACCACCGTGTCGATCGTGATCGTCACGTCGGTCGCAACCGGCGGGGTTGCGTCGTTAATTGCGGCAGCGCCGCTGAGTCCGTCCTTGAAACGGACGATCGCATCTCTGAGTTCGATCCTGGCCATCAGTACACCTATTAAACCTTTCAGGTTTGAAAATCTTTGTAGCCGTCTGGCCAACGGCCAGACTTGCGAAACCTACTGAAACGGTTCCACAACGCACCTGGGCTAATACCCAACCACGCAGCAGCCGCCGTCATCGAGTCAAACTGTTTGCCGTCAACTAACACGGCCTTGGCAACTGGGCTTTTGGCATCAGTCATCCCATACATGGGATTTTTGTCACCCATAAGACGCACAGGATTTACTCTGTGACTTGCTGACATTCTTTGTCTTGCTTGTGGCGTGTGCTTTCTGCCAAAGGCCCCGCTTCTACGCCCGATGTGGGCAAGGGACATTTTTCGTCTGGACTCTTCCGTGAATTTGCGACCTACATTGCTCTCCCCTCCGAGGGTTAGGTTGTATCCACGCTTCGCGTATGTACCCAGCATTACAATAGCACGACACTCCATCGTCGTGATCCATTGCTTGTCGCTCTCATACCAGACTTCAAACAGAAGATTCTCACGCCCGTATTTACGAATGGCATTCCATACCAAACGTGAACCGTGTCCAGAGAAGTGCTCCCGGCGTCTTTGTTCTGGGTCGCCGGTTATGCCCACGTACTGTTTACCGTTCACCAAGTTGGTGATGACATACAGGAACATCAATCCTCCGCGTAACCGACATACCGACCATCCACCACGCCTTGGCGAATGCGATCGGTCTTGTCGATCTGCCCAAAGTCAATAACTCTGATGCTGTCGCTTTTGCCCGGCCGTGGAGAGAGACACATAAGAAGTGACTCATCGTCTTCGACGCCGGTCCCGAGACGATATACTGCGATCACGCCGTCCATTGCGTTGTGAAAGACGCCCAGATTGTTGTCCAACTGGTAAGCGTTCTTGGTTTGGCCTTCCATGTGGCTGCTCAGCAACACGTTTATGTCAACGTGAATGCGGTGGTAGCCTTTGCTAATCTCTTGTGTGAACGGACCGTTTAGACGAATCTCAACTCGGTCCGTGGCTTCCATAAACGTGGAATCCCGGTCGTCAATACCTTCAATGAGAACGGGGATACTGTTCGTCGTGGCAACCTGTTTCAGGTACTTGCCCACGGACGCATGAATCCAACGTCGCCAGGACGGGTGTGCCATATCGCCTCCGTTTACAGTTCAGCGGTGGCGACGGATGACAGGTCTAGAAGATGGTCAACAGCGAGCGGGTGAATCTGCTCAGGCACTTCGCCTAAAATCTGCCGAGCTACTACGACCCATGCTGTATCGAATTCAAACTCTTGGATGCTCTTGATCTCGTACTTGCGCCCGTCGAGCACCAACCAGTCGTCGTCTTTTAGTTCGACATCGGGAGCATCCCGGCGTTCGATGATGAAGCTCCGCATACGCGAGTCGAATGTCCCGCCGTACACGAACGCTTTGTTTGCGCTGATTTGAGAAATGGATTGAAGAACCTCACGGCTCACTTTGGCCGGGAGGATGATTGCCTTCTTGACAACGGTGACAGACTTGTTGACAGTCTTGACACCGGTGTCCACGTCCGTCGTTGTGCCGTTGAACGTGTAGATGGAAACGGGACCGCCGCCATACTGCCTTTTCAGGCTGTATAAAGTGGCCCTGATTCTCTGGTTAAGGTTTCGGTTTGTTGGCATCGCTGTTCACCTTGATCCCGGCAAGAGCGCCTTCGAGGCGGTCCATGACCTCAGTGTTACGAGCAATGACTTCGGTGGATTTCTCCACCAACGGCAGGATGATGTTTCGCTGTTCGTCTTCGAGCTTCTCCACGCGAGTCGTGAGGCGGTCTTCCCGCTTCCAATCGCGCCAGATGAAGAACAAGACAACACCGGCGAGTGGACCAAACTGCTTGAGCAATTCGATGTATTCCACGGCTGATGACCTCCATGCGAGAAAGAAACACCCGGCCCAAGTGTGACCCTGGGCCGGGTGCGATTCAGTTCAGACAGACACGCATTGCGTGTCGGCGGTTTAGCCGAGCAGCAAGCAACCGAGGTTGTCGTTCAGCAACGCATACCCGGTGAGCAGGTCCACGTTGACGCGATGACCCTGGGCCTTCGAGTCGTACTGGATGACCACTCGCAGGCTGAGGTCTTTGTAGCTGGCGACGTAGCTCGGCACGCCGGAGGGCAGTGCCAGAGGACGGTTCACCATCGCGATGGCGTCCCGCTGGAAGGCGAGATTGAACGAGCCATACGGGCCGGGGAAGGCCAGATCGTTGTCAGCCAGAGCGATCTCCAGCGGACGATCAAGCAGCAAGCTCTGTTCGCCAGCGGCGGACAGGAAGCTCTCGATGATCGTGTACGTGTGGCGCGAGCCGCCCGTACCGAACGAGATCATCTGGCCGACCTGCGGAGCCTTGAGAGCACCCCAGCCATCGACCACGACTTCCTTGGTCCAGCCGACGCCGTAGGCACCCTTCACGTCGGCCTTCTTGAAGATCGTCACAGCGGCGGCAGCGCCGGTGGCGTACTTGTTGGCCTCGTTGAGGGTGATGGCGTCCGTGTTGGCGGCGTTCAGCGTCCGAGCGGTGACGTGCGTGGGCTGGTCGTTGCCAGCAACCACGGCGTACTCGCCGACGTTGACGTTGTAGGCCGTGATGGTCGTGGCCTGCGAGCCGCCGCTACCAGCCGCCAGGGCGTTGGTGACGGTGCCAGCGTGGGTGTCGCCACCCGTGCTGATCGACGGCACGTTCTGCGCCATGTAGGTGTCGAAGCCCAAGATGCGACCCAGGCGGGCGCTCTCCAGAGCGTTGCCGCTGTCGCCGCGCTCGTTGGCCTTCACGAAGATGTCGGTCTTGAGCAGCGCGGTCTCGGCCGAGGGCGAGAGAACCAAGCTGCGACCTTCCATCGTCGAGAGGTTCTTGTTCAGAACCTCGCGGGCCTCCAAGGTGAAGTCCTTGGCGTTCGCAGACGAGATGTTGTTCAGCCGACCCGATCGCCGTGCCGGGGTGAGGAAGAACCGGTGAGCCTGCCCGAGCAAGCCGCGATCGACGCCGCTCGCCAGAGCCTTGACAGCCGGCTCCAGGTAAACCTGGATCAGGTCCGCCATGCTCTTCGAGGCTTCGCCGTCCTTGATGACGATCGACTTGTAGTGGTGCTGATCCAGCGGCACGCGGATGTTCGTGCTCACCGCATCCGAGGTCGCAACCTCATCGTCGTCCGTCTTCCGCTGCGAGCGGAAGTTGGCCGGACGCCGGGTGTTCACGACATCGCCGAAGTTGGCCACAGAGGCAGAGAAGTCACGGTGGACGAGGCCAGCCATGACGAGGTTCGCTTCGAGAATGCGAAGCCCCTCCATCGCCCAGATTTCGGGGATGAAGGCATCATTGTCGTTCGCGTAGCAGGTGATGCAGGCGACCGAGACGTACAGAAGATTCATTTCTTCGTTCCTAGTTTGGCGCGGGCACGAAGTGCGACCGCAGTGTCTTTTGGGTGGACCCGGCAGAAGGCCGGTAGAGATGAAACGATCGCCCGGAATCACTCCGGTAGGAGACAGCTACGCGCTGTCGAGCGAGGTCTTATTTCAGACCCAAAGCTCCGGGATTCTTCGAGCGAATCTCCATGAACTGTTCCATCGTTTTGATCTTCTTCGGATCAACGCGACCGGATTGACCCGGCGTGAGGCCACCGGTAGCCGATGCCGCGCCGACGCCGCCGACCACACCGGACTTGAAGAGGTTGCCGTAGGCGTCCGGCAACTGCTTCATCCGAGCGATGGCTTCGCTGGGGGTCATCTGTTTGACGATCGCTTCGCCGGTGTCTTCAGAGACATCCTGGAAGTCGATCATCGGATTGTCGTCAACCATCTTCACCATTTGGCGAAGAACGGTGACGACCGTATTCGAGTTGTACGCATCGCCAGTGACGGCGGCGTCTTGGAGGGCGCGGGTGATCTTCGACTCGGTGTACTTGTTCCGCCAAGTCTCGGCCTCGGTCTTGGCCTGCACGAGTTCGCCGGTGAAGCGATCTTCGAGTTGCTTACGCTCGATCTTCGCCGTCTCTTCCTTGGTAAGGAAACGCTTTCGCTCGTTTTCGAGCGCCTCTTCCAGCTTCGACCGCTCGTCGGAGGTCAGCTTAGCGGTGCTCAGAGTTTCCTGAAGCTGCTTCTCCAGCTTCACGAACTGCGCCTGATGCTTCCGCTTGTCCTCGGCGAGAATCTTGTTCACCCGGTCCTGTTGCTCAGGAGTAAAGCCAGCGGCAGCGACGGCAGCAGCGTCGGCGGCGGCCTTGTCGGCGGCGGCGGCAGCGGCGGCCAGATCGGCGTCCGAGTCGTAGCAGGTGACAACGGCGGGAGAACGATACAGCAGATCAAACAACATTTGCATGAAACCTATGCCCCTATATGATGTTACGAACCGAGGACTAGGGTTATCCTTGATCCACCCGGACAAAAATGTCGCGGTAGAGAAGCCCGCAGTCTTACGAGACGCGAGCGAGTTTGATGGCGTCTTCGTCCCGTAGAAACGGTCGGATCAGACGCCACGCAGACGAGTTGGGCACACCATTGATGATGTGTTCGATGGGAACCTGCGAGCGGGAGAAAGTCGTTCGTACCGACTCATACCCCTGCGACGAGATGCCCAGGTTTTCCAACTCAAGCTCAGGGTCTTTCCCGTCCAGCAACGAGTGAGCGATCTCGTAGCAGGCAATGCGGATGTCCTCGGGGACTTCGGTGTCCGACCCGCGAGGGAACTCGTGACGCTGGGAGGCTTCCTGCTCTCGGATTTCGGCGTCAGTGGCCGCAGGGTTCGCGAGTAGCAGGGTATAGACCGGAGACTTGTACCCTTTGTAATTCAGTGTGTTGATGATTCGAGTGGCCGCAAGCAACGCTTTGGGACGATCATTGGGCCGAGCACCATACCACGCTGACTCGTGCAGGCGGTTGTCGAAATAGTTATTTGCTTCAAGCAGGGTGCCAAAATAGGCAGCCGAAACGCCACCACCGCTGCCGGCTTCGAGAGTCCCACCGGTAAGCTCGAACTGTTCCAAGATTTCGTCTTGGCCAGCCGCGATGTCGGCGAGGTCGAATTCCTCGACGCTGATTGTGTCGCCGGGAGTCTCAGCAGTCAGTGCGCCTTTGTATCGACTTTCGATCATCACTCCCGGAGTGACGACGGATGCTTCCGTAAGAACAGCGTAGTAACGACCATTGCCGACGTGGGTCAGAGTGCCTATGCCTGTGTCAGTCCACGACGCCCCGGCGACTGACACCTGCGGCTGTCCACCAGCCTCAGTTAAGGTAGGGGTGATGCCGTCCGATTCAAGTCGTAAGTCGAACCACACCTGCCGCTTTGAGGCGTCCGATTGGCCTGCTTTGACTACTCGGATAGTTGACATGATCTTAGTGCCCTAAAATAAAGCGGTTGAAGAAGAACTTCTTCACGTCGCCATCCACACTAGGTGTTTCCAACGCCGCCCAAGACACTTGCGCACGTCGTTGTCCGTTTGGGACTTCCATCTCACTAAATGAGACTTGCGCACGTCGCGGCCCGTTTGGGACTTCCATCTCACTAAATGAGACTTGCGCACGTCGCGGCCCGTTCGGGACTTCAAGCTCGGCGAATGAGACCTGGGACCGCCTCGGGCCGTTCGGGACTTCAAGCTCGGCGAATGAGACCTGCGACCGTCGGGCATCGGCCTCCACTATTTCCAATTCAGCAAACGAAACTTGCGCCCGTCGTGGTCCGTTTGGAACTTCTAGTTCTGCGAATGAAACCTGGGACCGTCGCTGCCCATTCGGGACTTCTAGTTCCGCGAAAGAAAGTTGCGCCCGTCGTGGTCCGTTTGGAACTTCTAGCTCGCTGAACGAGACTTGCGCCCGTCGTGGTCCATTTGGAACTTCTAGCTCGCTGAACGAGACTTGCGCCCGTCGTGGTCCGTTTGGAACTTCTAGCTCGCTGAACGAGACTTGTGCTCTGCGGGGTCCATTTGGAACCTCAAGCTCAGCGAACGATACTTGCGCCCGCCGTTGTCCATTCGGAACTTCTAGTTCCGCAAAGGAAACTTGAGCGCGTCGTGGTCCATTTGGAACCTCAAGCTCAGCGAACGATACTTGCGCCCGCCGTGTTACATCACCGGCATTACGAAGTAACAACAGCAGAGACATGGTTCAACCTATGCCTAATAGCAGCAATGACGCAGGAGGAATCCAATCGACCTTTACTTGACCAGAGGAACCGCCACCAGATGCTCGGTCTGTGGCATTACCAGCGCGGCCACCGCCGCCGGCCCCGCCGGGCATATTGCCACCGCTGCCCGGACTGCCGCTACCGCTGGTGGCTCCACCAGCGCCACCGTCACCACCATTAGTCGCACCAGAGCCGGGCGTTGTTACACCGCCGGCCGCCCCGGTAGTCGGTACACCACTTGAATTCTCACCACCAGCTTCGCCGCCGCCGCCTGCCGATGCGCCAGCCGATCCGGTGCCGCCACTACCTCCGGCAACTACAGTGTCTCCCACGCCGCCTGTCGTGCTGCCGACTCCACCGGCCCCACTGGTTCCGTTAGCAGACGCCAAAGCACCGCCAGCCCCACCTTTTGCCACGACCGCGGTAGTGGCAAAAGTAGAATCACCCCCGGCCACATTATTACTGGTGGTAGTGCCTGCAACTGATTGGGAAACAGCAACAGTCGAAGAAGTTCCTGGAGCCAATGTTATCCGTTTGACAGCGAATTGAGCACCAGCCCCTCCGCCGCCACCAGAAGGATTGCCAGTAGCTCCGCCACCGACGCCACCAGCGCCCCAAGCTCGCACTCGATGATGTCTAGTCTTAGCAATGTGCGCAGTTGAAGCCGCCGTGTATGTAATGACAGCCATCTTAGGACTCGATTGTGTAATAAGAGACCAAGATTCGCAAACTACCGCCAGTGGGAGCACCGCACGTAACACGCAAATCGTCGCCGTCCGCACCAACACCCAGAACGCCGCTACCATCACCACGACTAACGCCACCACCGGCCGGTAAACCAGGATGCGTTAATACGACTCCCGTTGTTGTAGGTGTATTTGCTGCCCCAAAGCCTACTCGGATTTGAGGGAACGCAGTATTCGCGTTGTCAGTCACTACTTGAATCTGTGTGACGACAATTTTTACCCCACTCCCGGCAGTAATAACGGCGACATCAGTCTGAGAACCGGTGATAGCCAGTTCCAACGTAATGACATTGGGGTGTCCACCGATATGGAAGGGAATACCAGCGCGATTGGCATAATTTTTTGTTCGTTGTCCCGCTGAAACAGCAGTAGGATTCGTTCCGTGGGCGATGGCTTCCATGCCTACCTGGATCGGCTCACCAGCATTTGTTACACCATGGGCGACATCCCCAGAAACACGGGCACCATTGCTGGCACCATTGTCCCAGTCATCCATGAGGGCAAGACTTGTCGCCGCCCCGGCCAAATTGCCCGACTCCAGGGCTAAGGCTGACGTGTTGAGATCGGTGCCCGCATTAGCCGTTACCGCCCCAGTGATAGCTGGCATTGACAGAACATCGACATCGCCGATATTAGCATTACCAGCCACCAACGATGGCAGTCTAGTGACATCGACATCCAGGCCGTTGGCGTTATCCCCAGTCAATTCAACGACGGTTTTACTGCCTTCGGCTCCTGTGACAAGAACTGGTCGCACAAGTTGCACGTCCGATGTGTCCCCGCTATACGTGACTTCATCAGTAGCCGCATTTCGACCAGTGCCGGGAGTGAGTGGAAAATTATCGGCCATGTTAGGGTACCCAGATTATGCGAACACGAGCCTGCCCGCCGCCAGAATTTTGGGCTTGAATCGTGATACTCTCAGACGTAAAGTAACTGATGAGATCGGTCACAACGGGGTCGTTAGTCAAAACTCCGGTCAACTCAAAAATTGCTTCGGAGAATCCCAAGGCCGCTACAGCAGTTACTTCCGCGATGATGCGCGCTCTTTCTGATGCGACCACCGCTTGACGTGCCGCTAAATTTACGGCGATAGCGGCATTAGTGGACGCCACAAGATCAGCTTTGAGTGCCATTATGGTTTGTTCCCGACAAACCGCAGGTACAGATCGGTGTAGTCAGTGATGGCGTCGGCTTCAGCGCCGGACAGCGCAATAGAGCCGACAGTCCAGCCCGCGCCGCCGATGTCGTTATGCGTGGCGCTGGCGATCAGCGTGCCCGGAGTGCCTTCATTCACGTAGCCTTGGCGAAGCTGCACGATCAAATCAATCGTGTCACCGCCGGCTGCGTCCTTGCGGTAGCGATAGCGGACGGTATGACCCGTCGAGGACAACGGGTCTTCCAACGTGGTCAGCTTGGTGGCATACACGTCGCTAGTCGGCGTCAGTTGCGTGCGGATATAGTCCGCGTCGTCGGCAATTGCCTCGTCGATCTGGTCAAAGATGTCAGTCGTGCCGCCGTCATCCTCTTCCCAGTTATCACGGGTCGTATCGGTTGATGGTCTTGCGAATTGTGCCATGTTGCTATCTCACTTTGCTTGATTGTGCTGTTAGATGGCAACGAAGGAATAACCCTGGTCTGCCGCCCCGCCGATGACCCACACTTTGTCGAGTGAGTCGATCTCAATGAAGACATCTTCACCACCATCAAGCTCGAAGCCTTGCGCGGCTCCGGCGCTTGTCACCTTGTCACTGTGGCCGACGTACACGTTGTTGGTGTTGAGAAGATCGGCCTTGATCTTCACACCCTTGACGCAGGGGAACGCCGGGCCGGCAACAGCCGCCGATGTTCCAACAGTGCCGTGCCCGGTCTTGAACTCAGGCGTAGCGCTTTTCTGGATGTCCATCGCTTATTCCTCGGGGGTGAAGCGACCTTCGCCGCGCACCGGTTTCTTGGAGTTGTCGGGGTTCTTCTTCTCGTCAGTCCCGGCCTTGGGATTGGCAGAAAGCTCAGGTACACCGCGAGCAGCAGGATCACTCCCCGCCGTGGCAATGCCTTGGGCCTCGGCGATTTCGGTCGCCAGCTTGACGCGATCCTTTTGACCCTTCAGGTATTCGTCGTCCTCGAAACCGAGAGCGATCGAACCTGTCTGGTCCCCGCACAATCCGGCTTCCTTTGCCTTGATGATTGTGTCGAGGTCGCTGGTCGTGTACTTGGCTTCGTCGATCTCTTTGTGGATCGCTTCTACCGTTTCAACTGTGGCTCGGCCTCGGAACAAAGTAGTGACGATGTTCTTGGCGATCTCTTTCTTCGCCTTGCGGCTGGGAACAGAGGCCAGCAGCTTCGAGAGTTTGGTGGCTTCGTCGATACGGGTCTCTTCCGACTTCAACTCGTACCGGTCGGGGTATGAGATGGTCGTGATGGCCCGCTTCGTGACCGACTTCTCTTCGTAGGTGGACCAGAAGTCGGCGATCCGACGCTCGGCACCTTCGAGAACCAGTCCAATGAAAGACAGTCCGGCTTCCAAGCCTTCGTTGTCCATCGACTTTGATTCGGCAGACGCTCGGCTCGCCAGTCCTTGAACCGCGAGGTTCACGAGCTTCCGAATGTCCTGCTCCAACTTCTCTTGGAGCAACATGCTTGCCTTGAGCGGCTCAGACGGCGGTGCGATGTACGCCGGGGCGTTGGTGTCCTTGTCGTAGTAACGACCTTGGCTGACGCCAACTTCAACCGTCTTGTCGGTCGCACCTTGGCCGCCTTGAGTGGCGGTCCCGTCAACGGAGGCGTGCTTGAGATGGCCGCCGACGCCGGCTCGGCTTCGTTGCTGCACGAGGAAGGGGAAGTTCGCCTTGTGCGCGTAATTAACGTCGGTGGACCCGAGGTTAAGCAGAGCGATCTGATGCTGGGCCACGTCCTTAATCAGACTGTCGCCGATGTCCAGGAGCACGAACGGGATTCGCGTGATGTCCAATTCGATTGGGCCGCCGGGCACGCCGTATCGGTCGATTTCTCGGCCTTCGGTGTCCATAAACTGGACATTTACCCGGCCGGTCTTTTGGTCAATGAAGACCAGTCGATACCGCTGCGTGTATCCGGTCGGAAGGAACGTCCGCTGGTCGTAGCTCATGCAGGTGTCGCGGAGCAACACCGATTGGAACTCCGATGGGTCTTCAGGCTTTGAGGCGCTGAAGTTGCAGATGTCTTCGACCGGGTACGGATACAGGTAGGGTCGTTTGCCTTGCGTAGCGGCGAGAGTGGCTTCGCCGCTGATCTCGGGCATGTCAACATAGACCCCGACCTTTCCCATCACGAGCAGATCAGTCAAGCACTTGTGGCCGAGGAAGTAGTTCATCGTGGACCCGCGAAGGTCCACACCCATTTCCTCACCAGCAATTGCCTGTTGGTAGCTTCGAGTCCCGCCCTTACGCATCACATCGCCTAGGCGTTGAAAGATGGCGTTGCGGATATGGTTGATCGCAGACTTGGCAAAGCCAGGGATCGGCGTCATGTCCTTGCGGATGAGGAAGTCTTCGTCGTCCTCGCGGAGATTCAGCTTCTTCAGGTACATATCCCGGAAGGCTTTACCGCCGGAGTACGTGGCACGCCATTCCGGCCAATCCAGAAACGTGTCCAGGAAGCCGGGGTGCCGACTGTCGATGATGCGCGGTAGTGTGCTGATTTCGGCGGCCATTACAGGAACTTCTCCACGTTCTCACCGGTGCTCAGTGATGCAGCCAGTGGCAGTGCAATCTCGCCGTAGTTGAAAGCGTGGGCGAAGTGATCCGGCCCGGTCTCGACGTATGTGGCAACAGGGTTGCCCATGTCGTCGCGCTCATACGTTCTTACGAGGGCTTTGATGTGTTCGCGGAACTCCATCGGCACGTCGGCCGGGAGATCGACTCGGTTCGTTCGGAACCGGCCCAGCGAGGCAGACAGCCAGTTGGTCCGGTCCACTGTCGCCAGCGGAGCGCCTGTCTCTTCTTCCGTGATGGCGATTTCCTTGCCGACCTTGCCGCGACGATAACGACACAGCCAGACGAAGCCTTCGTACTTCTTGGCGAAGCGTCGGGCTTCATTGATCTCAGGGTCCGCGTCCATGACGCACGCCGAGACCTGCCATTCAGCCATCAGTTCATCGAGCAGATGCCATTGGTCTTCGTAGAACTTGCCCACAGCAAGAACTTTGCATCGGGCAGCGACATTCAAGTCGCTGGACAACCGATCGACGAACCACTCGCAGGCTACCCAGTAGGACCATTTACCTTGGTCAACACCAAGAGTTATTAGGCGCTCCCCGGCGAACCGAGGTCGTAGTCCTTTTGTTTCATTTGTGTGGCCGCCTCGACTAACAGCCGAGTCAAGCTGCTCGTCCAGAACTTGAGCACCCTCACCGATGAAGGGCAGCCCGAGCTTGGAGTTGTGGAACTCTTTGTTCGCGGCTTCGTCGCCCAGTCCTCGGAAGTGGGCCACGACGATTTCGCCGGGCGTCACTGTGAACGAGTAAAGCTGGTTGATCGCAAAGCTGCGAAAGTCAGGGTTCGCGTTCTCCGCGAACACCTTCCACAGACCTTGGCCGAGCCACTCAGGCTTTTGCCGATGCTCAAGCCGTCCCTTGCACTCGCGGCACTTCAGGAAGGATTCATTGACCCGTGGGTCGTAAATTGAGTCCCCGATGATCTCGATACAGTCGGGCCAAATGAGTTGTGTCCACTTCGAGCATCGTGGGCACTGGAACACAAAATGTTCCTGGGTGCCCTGGTTGAACAGTTTGTGGATTCCGTAGTTCGGAATCGTCGGCGTCGAGATGCCCCAGACGCACTTCTTCATCTGGCCGCTCAGACGTTCCAGCGCCAGCCAGACTTGCTTCTGATCCATCCGATCCACTTCGTCCAGGATCAACTCCGAGACAGGGATCGAGACTAGGTTGCTGTCACCACGCGAACCCCGGATATAGAGGTTGCGAGTGCCCGCCTGCTTGAGACTCACCGTGTTCGTGTCGGTGAAGATGCCGGACAGGTAGGGGCTATTCTTCAACGCCACGCTGAAGCGGGCCTTGGAGAAGTCCGTGGCGGTCAGCGAAGTCGGCAGGACGTAGAGTACGTCCCGCTTCATCTGGTCGATCAGATAGAAGGCGCGATTGATGGCGACTTCAGTGACGCCCAACTGAGCGCCCTTCATCGCGTAGTTGAAGGGCGCTTGGGTGTCATGCAGTTCAACGACCCACGGATGCAAACGACTCGAATATGGCTTCGGTTCGTTGGTGACAATATCCGGGATGATTCGCCGTTTCGTCGCCCAACGAAAACAACTCGTGAGCGACTCACCGACTAGACCGTCAGCGATCGACCGCTTCAATTCGGCGAGTAAAGGGTGCATGAGTCGTCATCGCTTACACCGGGCAAAGATGGAGGCCGAGAGTGCGGGGTAATCCTGGGCAAAGCCGACGCACGAGAGAGTTCGTGTTGGGATCGGCGTAGTCTTCTGCGGCCTCGTGTTCGTTATTCGTCCGAAGGTTCGTCCTTCGGCTCCGCGATCTCATCTTCGGGATCGCACGTCGAGCAGGCTTCAGTCGGGCCGCACTCGCAGCCTTCATCCGGCTGTTCGTCGAGAGCTTCGGCCAGCTTCCTGGCCACGTCGTTGAAATTCTCAGCCGTGAGGACCGGCTTCTGGATCGCGTTCTTCAGGACGCCGCTGTGGATCACCGCTCGGGCGTTGTCGAGATGTTCGACGGTCACGCATACTTCGTCCTCGGTGACGCCTTCTGGCAGAGTCACGTCGAAGACCTTGTGGTCCTGGGTGAACTCACCATCAATCACGCCCTGGGGCGTCAGCACCATGATCCGGGTGATCGGGCAGGCGCTCTGTGGGATTTCGATCCGCATGTTGATTCTCTAATTGGTTCTTGATGTCGGTCAGCATCGAGATGATCTCTCGAAGCTGCGGAAGAGGGTCGCCGGGCATCCCGAGCGTGGCGTAGCCCCGCATCATCCCGATGCAGGTGCTTGTGCCGAACAGAACATGGTTCCAGAGTCGTTGCCCCTCGCCACAGCTAGTGATGATCGTGGGGTCGATCTTCGAGCCTGCGACTTTGGCGGTGGCGTTCGAGGCTGCCGTCTTGGCAGCCGAGGGTGTCTGTTCGTCTGGGCAGTTCCGGCAGCGTCGTCGTGCCACAATTGCCTCACAGTAAGATGAAGGGGGCCACGGTTAGAATGATTCGCACGATCTCCATCCAGTGGTCCTTGATCCATTGGACCAGTTTGGTCCAGTCAAGGTTGCCGATGGATGCCCCACGGTTGAGCTTGGCGTACATGGCTCGTGTGCGAACGTGAACGCGATATAGAGCACGAATCTTTCGGCCATCGCGCTCGATGACAGGCTTGTCGAGCAGTGCGCGTATCACCCGTCCGTCCTTCTCGTCTGGCTTGCCGTCCTTGGACAGTTCAGCGCGGGCCAGTTCCAGGCCGTCGGCAAAGTTCTTGGTGGATTCCACGGTCTTCACTTGAAGTTGTAGGGGTTCAGCGGAACCGGCTTCTTGTCCGGCTGCTCGCTCTTCTTCTTGAGGCCGTCCTTGATGTCGTCGATCCCGGCCACGCCGACGAAGCGTTTGGTTTCCTTGCCCTCGTCGAAGACGAGTGTGGTAGGCAGGTGTGTGATCTTCAGCGGGGCGATCTTGTCGCCGGCTTCATCGAAGTCCACGACATATACGAGGTAGCCATCCTTACGCAACTGTTCGGCGACACCCTTCATTCTCGGGCAGGCTCGGCACCACTTGGCCGTAATGAGAACGACATAGTTTTTCTTACAGTCGCCGTTCTTACAGATGTCCTCGACGACGCAGATGCAGTCGTCGCACGGACACTTCACCCATCCTCCGTCGATCGTCTTCGTAGATGCCACAGCTTGCTGCGGAGTCTGCGGGGCTTCAGAGGCGGGGGTGTAGTCTCCTGATGTTCGGTTGAGGAAGACGATTCGTTCTTTCGATCGAGCCACAGATTGACGATCGCCATCAACTCGTTGAGCTTTGTCAACCAGTTGATACGTGCGCCCCTGGACAGTTCCAGGCCCAACGTCCGCAGCCAGCGTTTGAACTTCAGCCAGACTCGGAACATTGAGCACCAACACCAACGCGAGTAGGAAGCGACTCATCGCGTGCCTTTTAGTAGAGAAGGTATTCGAGATTGCGTCGTCGAAAGCCGACGAAATCGGACAGAGCGAAGCTGTCTTCTTGTTTGATGGCCTTGTCAATCGCCCAAGCGTCAGCCCAGAAGCCGCCGGCTGGGGTGCCAAGCTCGTGTTGCCGATGGACAAGCCAATCCGGTCCCCACGAGTTCAGGATGCAACCACCTTCGCGTTTACCATTGCGGCGGTCCGCGCCAACAAGCAGCATGGCGTGATACCAGATGCGATCGTGCTTTAAGAAGCCTTGTCGATCGCACACGCCGTTGTAGCCCACACTCGAACAGAGCAAGACTGGGCTGCCGGCGGCAATGCAGTCGGCGGCCTCTGCCCAGCTTTGAACGAGCGGGGCCAGCTTGATCGGGTGCTTCTTTGCGATTGGTTCCAGGATGTCAGGAGCACCGACGCCGGGCATACCCCAGCGACGAGCCAAAGACCCGTTGTGGACTCTCAGATCATAGTTACCGTACTTGTCACGAGGCAGTAGTCCGTACTGCTGCATCGACTTGGCGGTCCATTCTCCCGTCGAGCCGTCGCCCCTCTTAATTTTGTCTTTGCCGATCTCATGTCGGCTGGTGGCATAGGTGTACTCGACGCTGAAGGGGCCTTTGTGCTCTTCGGGTCGTTTCTTCTCAGCTATCTGGACCGCCGAGACAAACTGAGCACCCAGCGTGCCGGCCTCGCCGCAGCAAGTTCCCACACTCTCTTGGTCGTTGGGAACGAACTTCTTGCCTGTGACCCGCTCGTAGATGGGCCACAGCACCGACGCCCTACCCTCGCTGGCACCTTTGATGGCTTTGGAGAAGGCACGCGCCCTGGGAGCGTTATCGCTCACACCAGGGATTTGGAGCCATCCGCCAAAGATCGGTCGGCTACTCTGACCCAGTGCTTCGCGTATCGCGGCACCAGAGATCAAACTGCCCGCACCGATGACCAACAGTTCGCGGCGAGTGAACATGACTATGCCTCCGGCTTGTCACCTACAAAGCCGGCGGCCAGGCGTCATAAAGTTTTCGCGTAATCGTCGAGCGATTCGGCGATCGTCTTCCAAACCCGCTTGTGCGACTCAGCGTCATTAAGCTGGCCGGCGGCAGACAACTTGGTCATTTCTGCACCCAGACCGTCGAGGAACGGCGTCCAGTGCTTCAAATTGTCACCCAGGGCGTCACGATTGGACTTCTTTGTGGCTTCCATGATGTCTTCTGGAGCCATCTCAGGTGTGATGACGGCCGACAGCGACGAGAAGCTCTGGGCGAGCTTCAACGCATCGTCTCGCTTCGTCGGCGACTCAACCCCTCCACACCAACTCGCCACCCGTGTCGGGAGATCATCAGTGGGTGAGGCTGGACCGCCTGCCACCTTGATCGTGTGGATCACAACGTCAACTGTGTCGCCTTTGGCGGCGGCCACGACAAAGGTAAAGTCACCGCCAGCTTCGGCGCTGAACACGGCTCGCTTGCCGCCGTCGATCACCAGGAAGTTGGTCGTCTTCGAGTTGAGTACCCATTTGAAGTTGGCTGCCACGCTCTCGGATACGTCGAGCACCACAAGCTGGCCGACCTTGGCCTTATCGGGAGCCTTGAGGACCACTCGGGCGGCACCATCACCATCAACCTGCGTGGTGAAGTTTGGTCGCTGTTTCACAAAATTCGGACTTGCTCCGATCGACAGGCCGATCAGAAGCACGAGAAAGGCGCTGATCGCCAGTCGTTGGAAGTTCATTTATTTACCTTGGGTTTGTCGTCGGTCGGAGTATTCGTGTTCACACGTTGACTCTTACCCGAAAATCGTTGTTGCCCAGCGGCCCAGCAGTCCTCACAGCGATTGTCATTGGAATCGCGGATGATGTTTCCGCACTCACAACGCGGGGGTTCCTGTTGGCTCATAGGCTCGTGTGTAAAAGAAAGGCGGCCGGGTCTTGTAAACCCGGCCGCCTTGTGACCCTTCGAGCGTCCTCGTCGGGCAGCCCTGAAGCGTGGCCAAGCCTCGGGCGAAAGAACCCGCCAGGAGCGCCTTTACGCGAGTCCTGCGGGAGCAGATGAAACGCCCCTTGGCGTCGATCCACAGATGCTATCCGTGGAGGGGTGCTTACTTCGCCGACACGGGCACGACGGTCACGATCCGCAGAAGGACGTTCACGACGCCCAAGGCAGAGACCAGGGCCGCGACCACTTCGGGATTCTGCGCGATCACGTCATGGCCGGCGAGATAGCCTAGCACGCCGACAGCGACGGTCAGGGTGTTCACGATGACGGTCTTGGACTTCATCAGTTGTGTCAGAAACTTCATTCATTCCTCGGTGGTGTTTGTGGTGTGCTCGATCGTATCGAGCATTCTCGTGGTGATACGATCAACTCGTTCTTCAAACTCCGGCACACCCCGCAACTCGTCCTTCAGGATGCCAATCATCTCTTGGCCGAACACGATGATGGTCGTCTTCGACAGCGTGAGATTGTTGTTCCGCTTGACCTGCTCAGAAGTCTTGATGAGCCTTTCCAGAGTCATAAAGAGCTTGCTTAGCTCACTGTTTCTAGTGAGTTCGTCAGCCGTCGACTTCTGGACTTTATTCCAGATGTCCTCGATCATCTGCCCGACCATTCCAATTTCTTCTTGTAACGTCGTGGCTTCCTCGTGAGCCGCCAGTTCCGCGACCCTTGCGCGGTGTCTCGTCAGCAGATACTTAGACTTCCTGACAGGCGCGAGCTTGTCAGAGCCTCCGTGCGCCCGGCAGTAATCGCAGCCGGGTTCGGCCTTGTTGCGGCACTGCCCATCCGGGGCAGCCCCCTTGCAACGATCGGGGTCGGCAAGGTCGGTAACGCGGTCCATCGGGTCGAACTCGGTGTGAAGAAAGTGGCTACTCATACTATGTGCGGATTGGGCCTCTTCATTCAACAATCTTGCTAGAATCATCAAAATCGTCACAACCGACGCGGTAGATTCTTGATCCGGTCGGCTCCAACGCGGGAAAGGCGGTGTAGCACCCGTGGAGAAACCCAATGCCCAAGCAATACCGCGTGTTCTACAAGAGAGCCAAGGCCCCGAACTTCGGGGTGCTCAATCCCGACCTCAACAAGGCCCTCTACGACGTGCCTCCGGTCACGGAGGCGATCCAGGTGCTTCGGGACCACCCGATCATCCAGGCCGTCGTAGTGGCCCACGAGGACGCCTTGTTCAACGTCGTGACGTTTGAGCAGGAAGCTCTCGCGCCCCAGTCCTTCATCCTCTACCCCTCGGAGCCAGCATGACCCGCATGACCAAGGAACAAATCATTCAAGCCGTGCGCGCCTTATCAAAGGACAAGGACACAGACCCGCAGAGCCGGTACGAGATGCTGGGGGAGATCGGCCAGGTTGTTGACCAGGAAGCCGACACCCTCTACGACGAGAATGATGTCGAAGACATCGACCTCGACGACGAGTGGGAGCCGACCGACCCCTTCGGTCTCGACGACGAGGACGATTTCGACGACGAAGACGATGACTTCGATTTTGACGACGAGGACGATTTTGATCCCGAGGACTAGCGGTGGTGGTAAGTTGCAGGATTCAGGGTTGACAGCCGAAGTTTCTTAGCATAGACTTCAGCAGAAGTACCCTTGTTTCTAGCAAAGGCCCACCATGTCCAAGTCGAAATTGAACGGCGCGGTAGTAGAACTGCCGAATGGCGTGAAGGTTCACTGCCCCGAGGACGGCGGGCCGATTCAAGGCCCTGTCACCGTTGATTTTAACGGTGGCCAGATAACCTGCCCCGATGCTCGCTCGCTAGTCACTGCCATCTCGATGACGCTGGCCCAGTTCGTGACGACAATTACGAACAGGAAGCAAGGCGACGGCAAGCAGGGCACCGGGCCGAAACGCGCGTGGAAAGAGTCACGCGAGTTTCGCGAGAAGTTCAACAAGGGAAAGCCTGAGTCCGAGCAGATCACGGACGATCAAGCACGCAAGATGCTGGCACAGCAGAAGCGTCAGCAGAAGCTAGAATTCCTTCTCAAGAAAAATCCAGACAAGGCCAAGAAGCATAAGTGACCAAGTACGACTTCAACGACGAGCCTAAACCGGCTCCGACCGATCCCGTTGAACTCTTGGCGTCTCCACACCGACTGTTGATCGAGGCTGGGCGAAAACTCAACGTGCTCAGTCTGCAAACGGGTGCTCTACACCCGGTGCTGCAAGAAGCCGCTCAGGGTCAGGCGGCATTCCAAGCTGAGTTCGGCGAAATGGGCCACCAGCGATGGGAGTCTCGCTCCAAGATACTCTTCAAGCTGTTGCCAGAGTACACCGGCTTCCGAGAGGTCTGCGCCTACACCGGGTGCGAGCACCCTGTAGCCGCTGGGAACATCTTTCAGTCGTGGAGACACTCGCGCGACCACTGGGTCTGGGTTAATGGTCGCTGTGACATCTGGGGCTACGCCATGTTACAGAACGATCAAAACAAGCTCTGGTACGCCACAGGAATCTTCGCAGATCGGAGAGCATGATGGGTTGGGCCAGCGGATCAGCGATCGCGGAAAGCGTTTGGGACTCCGTGCGTAAGCACATTCCAAAGGACAAGCGGCAGAAGGTCGCCCGCGAAATAGTGGAGGTCTTCGAGAGTGAAGACTGCGACACGATGGACGAGGCCAGGCGATTGATGAAGGACGCCGGCCTGGAGAACCGGGGTGAGGACTAACGCCCGAACAGCCGTCTCAGAAGGATGGGAGCGGTCCACCAGGAATCCGTGACCTGGAAGTAGAACACGAGGCCGGTGGCCCCACCCAAGACTAGATCGACTACTGGGTTAATCAGGATCATCGGTTCCTCTCGAATCGGTTAATGGCTTTGTGGACCTCATCCTGCGAGTACCCGTACTCGGCAGCGATACGACGGATGCCTTCTTCTCGTGTCTCTGGTGCCGACTCATGCTTCGGTGGATCGGGGACGTTCTTACCGATCAGCCCCAGGATCACGAGGATCACGATGGCGATCAAAATTCTCTTGAGTAGCTTCATATGGGCCTCCGGGGACGACCGCCGATAGACAAGGCTACGTCATTCGCTTTGGAGTCGGTTGCGGCACTGGTCCCAGTTGCCGGCTTTGATGCCTTTGGACTAACTCTTGTGCCGTCTGTGACGATTCGTGTGCTTGATTAAGTTCTACGGTCCACTGTTTCGGACTTCGACCCTCTCGGGCGGCTTCGTAGATGCACTCAGTCCGTCCCACACAATCACCGTGAATACAGGTTGACATTACGCTGCCTTGTTCTGCACGTACACAGTGACTCGGCCGTCCGGGTGCCGGACGACAGCGACTTTGTGCTTGGTGCGGACGGTCAGTCTGATCCCCTCGTCTGTCACCTTGCTCTCGTACTCCATCTCGCACCCCGCCAACATGCACGCTTGCAGATCGGGAGATGCTTCCTTCCAGAAGTTCGCGTACAGGTCGGCGAAGAACGGCAACCTTGGTTCGCGTTCTTCTATTTCAAAGGTAGTCATAGCGGCTTGGGATTGTTCGGGACTCGATTGCCTTCAGCAGCGATCGGCAAGCGGTCTCGATGGCGTCGGCCGCCGCGAAGATCGCCCGCTGTGCCTGACGACGATGCCGATCTCGCTTTTCGCGGCGCTTAGCTCGGTTGTTTCTCTTCTTCATCGGAACAACTCCGGCTTGTCGAGCGCCAGTCGTGTCATCCTCGCTCCGAGATCGGTCAAGGCGTCGTAGTAGTCGCTGCTCAGGTGGTCGCCGCTGTAGTGATGGCCGAACTCGTGAATGATGAGGTCGATCACTTCGTTCGTGATCCCGCCGTCGAAGAACTTGTGGCCGAGGCGGGCCAAGTTCAACACGAGGTCGGCACCCTTCCCGAACGTCGCGGCCGTGTTCCAGTCGAACTCATTGGCGATCTGCACCGGCAAGCTCCGGCGGCCGAGAAGCTCGCGGGCGACATCCTTGGCGAAGTCAGCGACACGTACCATGCCGGGCGACCAGTTGGCCGGTGGGATCAGGTTAAGCGGCTTGCCTTCCGGGTGATACGGCCTCGGGCTGGGCGTCACCTGCCCGGCCGGTAACAGGATACCGGCTCGGCGCACGTTCTCCCACTCGCCGCGCGTCAGATGCGCACCGTGGACCAACTGGCGACTCTCCGAGGCTGAAATCTTATTCGCTTCGAGGTCCGAGGGATCAAAAGTGACCGCATTTTCGCCAAAACGGAGCGAAATTGCCCGTTTTAGGGCCAAATTCTCGACTTCTGGAGCCGAACATGCGTCACGGACCCAGGTTTTTGAGGCGTCCTGCTCGGTCAAAAGTGCGTGCGTGTGATTGAGCACGGCGACCCGGACGGCCTTCAGGTAGCCCGGCGTCACGTTGTCCCGGTCCATGTTTAGCGGCACCTTCTGCTGCACGTCAACGTGGTAGCGATCTCCGGTCTCGACGACAGGGATTCCCATCTCGTAGAGCATCACCGCCTCGCCCGGAGCAGGCTCGTACACGCGCACGAGCGTCTTCCGATCAGTGCGGCGCAGAACGCCCTCGCCGTCGCCGATCAGTGTCGGAAGCGTGGTCTCGAACCACGTTGCATACGGTCGATGCGGGATTTCCTCGCCGTTGATGGTCGTTTTGATGCCTGGAGGCGGGATCAGACGCCTCGCGGCGGCGATGATCTCTACCATTTCGGCGCGAGTCATGGCAATGGTCACGCTGATCGTCGAGCCGAACGGCCGACAGTCTCGGTATTCATGTCGCCCGCGATCGCTGAAGTCCACGGAGCCTTTGGTGGTCTCGATCGAGGCGCTCTTGGCCAGGGCCAGCACGAGCTTCTCACCCATGTTGAAGCGTCCCCGCTTCGTGGCGTCGGTCTTCTTGTTGCTCTCGGCGAACAGCGTGTAGGCGTGTGAGAGGTCCGCAAAGCCCTCGGGATTGTCGTCTTCGACACGAATTTCGACGTTTCGGGTGCCCTCGACGGGCTGAATAGTGACTATCACCGTCTTCGACGCTTCGTCCCAGGCGTTCTGGACGAGTTCGTATAGCACGAACGCCTTCCCACGCCCCTCCATGAGCTTCGCGAGGCCATTCTTATCGACGTTGAACCAGTTCATTGTGTTCTCCAGGTACACACTCAAGTATGTATCAAGATTCTGGAAAGTCAAATCACCCGCTCGTTGGCCATGAACGCCTGGGCCGATTCCGCATACATCTTTTCTTCATCGGCGTGCGCCAGCGGGTTGACGATCAATTTCGTCACCAGTTCGAGAAGATAGTCCTGGAAGTCGCGACTGTTGTCTGTTGCCTCCGTGACGTGGTGCGCCACTTCCTCCAGTGCGACCTTCAGCAGCATGTTTGAAGGCATCATCGACTGCCCGGCCGGAGCGTGGGCGCTGTTGATGTAAACTTTGCCTTCGTTGTAGTACCCGTGGAGCATCACGCCACCGTCCAGCGTAGTCGTGAAGCAATAGACCGTGGGAATCTGCTTCCCGCGACTCAAACCGTGGTTCTTGACGACCGCCCACACGAACTGCACGGCGGTCTGGGCAGTGTCCGTGGCTCCGGTCACGATCCGGCCAGCCATCTCATCCAACGTGAGCACCTTAGAGGCAGTAGGCACACCGTAGCTGCTGGCAGCAGCCAGGATTGCTTCCCCCGACAGGATCGGCGTGTAACCCTTGCGTGTCAACCGATCCGCAGTGGTCTCGTCGCACGCCAGCACGGCCTTGTCGCCCGCTACGGCCAGGAACGCTGACTTCCAACGGTCCGACCGACTCTCGTTGTTGTACCAGTTCGACAGCGACCCATTGTCGAAGGTGAACTCCCAGGCGGTTGTCTCTCCCCTCAACATCTGTGTGAACAGCACGGTCAGAACGTCCGTGCTGGCGTTCGCCAATGCTTGACCGCAGTGATGCCGAACGTCCCAGTCACTCGCCTTTCGGGCCTCGTCGATCGAGAGATCGTTGAGGTTGTAGTCGAAGAGCGACTGCAATTCCGATGATTGGAACTCGCGAACCCGAACGCCTCGACGGTAGATCACGGCCGCCTCACGACCGCCCAGGTTGCGATTCTTCTTCGGCAAGATCGCACTGTTGATCGACTCGGGTTCCGAGAAGTGCAGGAACCACTTCCCGAGGTTGTTGTAGAACTCCAGGACTTCGGCCGTTAGCGGTAGGAAGACTCGTGTGACGCCTGCCTTGGCGCGGACCTTGGATTCGTCCACGATCTCGATCCGCACATCATCCCAGTTTCCGTTCTCGCGGATGCAGCGGTCGATCGAGTTCGAGATGAACTCACGGAGAGCCAGGGCGATGTCGTCCCAGTCCTTCTTGCCGTAGTCGAGCACGAAGCCCAGGTCTTCGGTGGCGGTCCGGCTGGACCCTTCGTAGGTGCCACCGTACTTCACGCAGACACGAGCGAAGTCCTTGCTGGCCTTCGAGTCAGAGACGGTTTGCGGCTTGGTGAAGAACTCCAGCCGCAGGGTGCCACAGAAGATGGTCGGCTCCAGGCCCTTACGCAAGCAGAGCGTGACGCCGTGCTTGTTGCCGGACCCGAACTGACCGATGACGCTTTCGTTCGAGGAAGTATCGGCCAGACTGACGCCTAAAACAGTGAAACCCTCGGGAGGACAGACGCCGGGGTTCTCGATCATCAGGTACGCGGGCATTGACTAGCTCCAGGTGTTGATTGATACACTCAAGTATGTACCAAGTATCTAGAAAGTCAAATCAGGTCCAAAAATACCCTCGAAGGTCGATCAGGCGGTGGAGCATGGCGTCATCTTCGGCATGGTCCTCATAGTCGTCCCGACGCGCGAGCCACCAGACGTAGAGTTCCTTGATCGACGCCCAGTCCTCGGTGCGCCCGCCTTCGTACCACCCGCCTTCGTACCACTCGGCAATCTGTTCGCTGGTCGCCTCGAACTCACAAGGGTTCTCTTTCTCGATGAAGTCCGTCAGACATTGGAAGGCCACATGGAGCAGCAGCGTGTCGCGATCGCACCATGTCGCGGGCAGCCCTTGGCACACGACGACGTTGTATCGGTGCCAGAACCGGCACTTCAGCTTGTACCACGGGTCTTTGATGAGCCAGCTTGTGGTTCGAGACCACCAGATCGGCAGCGTCCAGCGAAGGAAGTGTTGAATCGGGTGCTTCCGGCGCGTCTCTTCGTGCCACACGTCCCACTCGTCCAAGCCCAGGGCGAACGGGACTTTGTACCACTTGAACAGGCTCATGCAGACCTCTTCTTCTGTTGACACTTGAAGCACTGGCCGCCCTTGGCTGGGTTCCCGCAGTCCACGCAGGGTGAGTAACGCTTTGGCTCCGTCCCCTTGGCGAACGCCTTGCCTAGACTCGTATCGAAGAACAAGTCCTTGAGCGACGGGAGCGGGCGCACCAACGGCCGCCGGTTCTGCTCAATGATGGCGTTTATCTGTTCCTGGTACTTCGCCACCAACTCAGGATCGTTCTCGCAGTCGATGGCGATCGTGCCGTCCGGCATGTACTTCAGGATGATGGTTCGCTTGTCGTCGTCAGCGATGTCCATGCTGGCCACGAGTGTCCCGCCCTGGTCCTCGATCTTTATTCCGTCTTCGTTGTTCAGTTCGGTCATTTTTCTTCCAGTAGTTGTGGGCGTCTCGGATGGCACGGATGATCTGCTCGCGGGTCCGCAGGTACTTCACCCGCAAGTCGTGAATCTCATCGCCGGGATAAAGCACCCGGATACGAGACAGCACGGCGTCCAAAGGCACGCCACGATTGACTATGAAGGGCTTCCAACCCTCGCCAGGGACGTTTATCTCAATCAGGTAGTTCATGCGGCTGTCCTGGTTGGGTAGAGGATGTAAAACAGTGAGCGGTAGAACTTCGCGTCTTCGAGTGCGTGATGTTTGTTCGGTCGCTCCAGCTTCGGGCGATCGGTCGGACTCTTTCTGGTCCAAGCGGGTTGTATGTCGATGTGCTGAAACCAAAGCGGACCGATGAGTTGTTCCAGCAGATTCCTGTCGTTCTTTCCGTCCCGCGTCACGATCTGGCTGACGGGGATCAGGAAGTCAGAGACCGCCTCAGAGATCGCTGCCAGTGAGTGTTTGGGAGCGTGCTCGATCAGCGGCCAGATGTTCTTGACGAACCAGGGGCCACCGGCTCGGCGCTTGCACTCGGCTGAGACCATGTACAGTTCGCGCCCGTCTTCACGGACGATGCCGATGGAGGCAAGCATCAGCGGCCGGTGGAACGCGCCGTGCTCTGTGTCGTAGAACGCTTTCATTCCCACTCCGGCTCTTCGTTCAGGTCGTCGTTCATTGCGTCCACGCAGGCCGTGCAAAGGCCGTCCAACGCGCGGTCCTTATTCGAGACGTGCATCCATTCGTTGCACTCTTCGCACTTGAAAATGTTCGAGTGCTCTTTAAGCTCGTCGAAGATTTCCTCTTCGACGGGTGTGCCTAGCACCCGTTCCGCGACCCGGTACACATTCTGAGTCGTGCCCAGGAGCAGCTTGGCGATCTGGTCCAGTTGTTCCGGTGTTCGTGTCACTTTCGCCTCCGGCCCATCGAGTGAAAAGTTGTTTCGGTGTCCGACGTTGGTCGCGCGGGGTGTTCGGTCGTTATCGCGTGGCTGATTTGGGTCACGGTGCCGCCAGCAATGCTCGGCCCAGCCCGGCATGTTGCCGCACTCCCACTGGCCCCTGGCGAACGCTTCAAAGCCCTCGTCACGGATCGTGGTCAGCGCCCACCAGTCCGCCCAGTCGAACGTGTGGGGATACGCTCCGGCCGAAAGGATTTCGATAGGACTGCCGATCAGAAGGCGTGGCATGTTGCAAGTATGTACAATGAAACTAGCCTGTCAAACCGAGTTCCTTGCAGATCGCACGAATCTTTACCGTGGCGTGCGTCCGACGTGCTTCCCAGAACGATAATGCGGCTTGCAATGCCTTCTTCCTGTCGGCGTATAGATGACCCGAGTACAGGAAGCACTCATTGCTGTTGTCCTTCTCCGTGACAACTCCCTCGAAGTGCTCGTATAGCTTGACGCCCTGGCCGGGATCGACCGTGACGCCATCGGCCGTGATGAACGGGTGCGGCGGCCAGCTTACTGGCTTGCCTTTGCGATGGATTCGATGCTCGGCGAACTTGCTGCCGAATGTCTTGATCGTATCGGCTTGTCGGCGCATGTAGTCCGGGTCAACGAACGCCGGCTCAAGCTGCTTTGGTGTCAGGTCCATAGTCTATCTCCAGTGCGTTAAGTGATGGCAACCCGGCCTACCGCCGAGCAACCGAATCATCAGTGGCTCATCAGGATGCCGATGGTGATGATCGCAGAGCCGCCGAAGTACAAGACCTTCGGCCAGTTGCCGTCCCAGGCGTAGCAAAGGGTGGCGATGCAGTACATCGCCAGCAGTGTGTATGCGAAGTAGTCGCCGTTCATCGTTTCACCGGAAGCAGGCCCTTCGCCGTCATATCGTCGATCCACGCTTTGACTTCGGCGTCTCGCATCAGATCGTCGTAGGCGGTCTTGTCGAGTTCGTGCCGGTTCGGGCGAAAGAACTCGTCAGCGTGAACTAGGGCAGACCCGAGCTTCACCAGCAGCGCGAGGCTGGGCTTCAGCGGGTCCGTGGTTGTCTTGTAGTCGCCCCAGGAACACGGGGCGTCGGTTCGTTTCTTAGCCAAAGATCGTCCTCGCTATGCTCTGGTGGAATTTGTGTTCGAGCTTCTTCTGTGTCTCGTCGGCGTACTGGGCGAGTACCTCGTTGATCCGAACCTTGCGATCCTCGGCGACCGCATCCGCGACGGCGCACGCAACCGCCATCTCCAGATATTCCTTCACCTTGCCGTTCGGCTCCAGCGGCGGCTGGTCGTGCATCCGGCAAAGCTCTTGTGCCATCTGCATCAGGTCGGTGGTCGGAACCTGTATGGTGCCGTCCGCCTGGGTGATCGTGATCGACATCCCGCTGTGGGGCATGTTGGGGAACTCGAACAGAGTCCCGTGTGATCCGAGGAAGGCGGGCATCAGCGGGCGGCCTCCAAGAGTTCAGCAGGTACACGTTCGCGTTCCACGACCTGCCAGCGGTAGCTCGGGCTGTCGGTGTGGCCTGGGAACCAGCCGAAGGTCAGAACGGACCAGCGACCTTTGGAGTCAACACGCCAACGCTGCGGTCCACGGGCGAACTCGCGTTCAGTGAGAGTGACTTGTGCCATCAGTGCGGTGCCTCGTTGAGGTTCTTGTCGTGCATAGTTAGTCCGCCCAGACACCGTCGTCCCAATACTGGCCCAACGGTTGCTCGGGCGGGTACTTCCCGCTCGATGACCAGCGCCTGAATTCTGTGACGCGCTGAAACCCACATCGCCACTCCCACCGACAGTTCGGTGCGAGCTTGCGAACGGGAAACAGGAAGAACCGAGTGACGATGCGTGTGTAGTCTTGAAGGTTCTCGTCCCACACGTTGCCGTCGCACACTCGTTTCGGGAGCAGGGCTTCCAACCACCAGTTTTGTTCGATGAGCTTGGCCATTATGTTGCGAGTTGGCAGGTGTGGCAGGCAACGTAGGAGTCGTCTTCGACGAATGTGAACGCTGGTTTGCCCGGCAGTTGTGGGTGTGGGACGATGCTCTTGACGGTGTTGACCTTCGACCCCGACTTGAACGGGTGCGACTGGCACCCGTCCTTGCTCTTCTTGCGGACCTCGTGGCCGATCCACTCTTCGTATGACTGCATTAGTCGCCTTCGCGGGTGTAAAGGTGGTCGGCCGGTTTGAACGAGATGTTGCCTGCGAAGGCGTACAACCTGGCTTCCGCCATCGCCTCTTCGTAGGTGTCGTACTTTGGCTTCGAGAAAATTCGGTTGTTGCTGGCTGAGAGATAGTAGTGCTCTCCGGCTGCCCATCTCGATACAGTGATCTTGACGCCCTCTTTGTGATCGTCCCCTTTGGGGAAGACGCGCGTCTCACTATGCCGCGTTTCGAGAACGTCCACGGACTCGCTGAACAGCATCCCGTGGCAGTGGTTCATGTAGATGACGCCGTGCCGGGCGAGGCCCTTCAGTGCGGACTCGATCCACCCGGCCGCGAGCTTGATCGGGTTGAACAGCGTTCCGTTCTCGTTCCTCGGTGCGCCCTTCTGGTCGAACAGGTGCGGGTCGCGGAAGAACTTCAGGAACATCGTGGTCGCTGCCGACTTGTGCATCTCCATCGTGAGGCCCACGTCTTCCTTACGGATCACGAGATACCAGCCGCTCAGGTCGAGCTTCGGGTGCGTCTTGATGCGTGCGAAGTTGTAGGTCATCGGAATCCGTCGTATCTCCAGTCTTCTCTGCCGCACTTATGCCTGCGTCTCGGCGGGTGGTCGTAGCGGGTACGAACCAAGTCGCCGCAATGGTTACACTTCCACCAGTGGAACCTTCGCCAAACTTTCTTCGTCGGGGTTGGTGTCTTTGCCATCTTTGATCGACGTGAGCGTCTTACACTGGTTGCAGGTCGCGAGACCAACTCCGACCTTGCAGTGCCAGAACCAGTTCGTGCTGCCGCATTGTTTGCAGACTGGCATTACTTGTCCCGCTTTAGTTCGTGGTGGAGTTCGATGGCGTGCAGGCGGTCCTGACAGCCTCGCAGTGCTGCCACCACGGCCGACCAGTTATTGTGGTAAAAGTCGAACAAATCGGCCTTGTCGATTCTGGCCTTCTCCATTTCGGCTTCGAGTTTGTCTAGGTCAAGCATGTGTTCACTCTTTCAACTCAGTGATCTTGATTTCGACAACGAACGACTTGATGCAGCGATCGAACTCGGAAATATCGTCGCCGTCTTTGACGAAGTACAACACGCATTCGGCAGGTAGCTGCCCTGTTTCATCTACGTGGTAGCTCTGCCCTTTACGGAACGTCTTCTTGATTCTCATCGTGCCTCCAGGACTACCTCAAAGGTGAATCGCCGCCAGATGCCAGGGAACGCTTTGCGGGCGGCTTCGACCGCCTCGTCGAACAAAACCCGGCCAGGGATGAAGAACACGGAGTTGCTTCCCGGCCGACTGTCTCCCGTGCGATCCCAGAATGCGAGCAGCGTGCAACCGTTGAAGTGATGCAGTCGCGCTACGCCCTGGGTCTCAACCTCGGGCGGTAGCAGGCCGTCGAGATAGGCGAGCCACTGGATGTTGGACTCGCCGCGAGCCATGTTTGGCTGATAGACGAAATGTCCGATCGGACCCGCACAGCCGAAGTATCGTGGTGATCGTGGTAGTGTCACAGGTTCCTCGCCAGTTCCAGGAGCCTCGGTGCGATGCCCATCTGACCCGGCCGACCTTTCCGCTCGAAGTCGCGGATGTGGTTGCGGACCTCGATCAGGAGCGGCTGCCCGATCAGCGGGAACTTGCCCTTGGCGAAATCCATCTCGGTGTACCCGTCGTCGATGAGCTTCACCGCGATCCGCATCGCCAGCGGAAACGCCTCGGCCTCTTTGAGGATTGAGCGGAATACCGCTTCGATCGAACTGGGTCCGGTCTTGGCGAACTTGATCGCCGCTGCCATCGTGGGCCAACGATCAATGCTGTGAGCTTCCCACTCGCCGGCTCTGTTCAAGTAGCGAACCATCGCTGGCCCAGTTCGTGGTGAAATGTCTCGGTGGATGTACCACTCGCCGGCACTGTTGCTGTCCACTCGCGCAATCTCGCCGTCGAACGTCTCGACATTCATCCGGGCTTCTAGGTCTTTGACTTTGCTCATTTGCGTTTCAACTCGTGGTGAAGTTCGATGCAGTGCAACCGATCCTGGGCTGCGCGGAGTGCGGCGATTACGGCCGCCCAGTTGTCATTGTAAAAGTCGAACAGGTCGGCCTTGTCGATCATGGCCTTCTCGCGGTCCGCTTCGAGTTGATTCAGGTCGAGCATGGCTTGATCTCCGCTGCCTGGATGCTTTCGGCCATGTACACGCTGACCGACGCCACCGCTTCCTCGGTTTTCCGGTTGGCGAGCGAGTATGATCCGGTGCCCTCTTCGATCATCTCGTGGCCGTACTTCACCCGCATCTGTGTGAACGTGGCGTCCTGGATCGCGAGTTTGATCTGATACCTCAGCCCTTCTTGGAGCATCTCCGTATGGAACGGATAGCGACCGTCGCTCCACTTGTCGTGGGTCATCATCTCGGCGATCTGCTCCAGGGTGACACCCTCGGGCCGATCGTTGATGTCCACGTTTACGGAGATCGTGACAGTGAATCGTTGAATCATCAGTCCAAAACCTCGATGTACACGGTGGTTGCTTTGGTCGGGTCGTTGCCGTCGCCTGATACATTGAGACCGCTGCGAACGGCGTATGTCTCGAACTTGCCGAGGATCACGGCGTCCTGCGGGAACTGCCGGAGGCACTCGATCATCGACGCCACCGTCCAGTAGCCGGAGGCGTTGACCTGGGGCTGGACCTTCGGCGGGCCATTCGTGGCGAAGTCGATTGCCTCTTGCCTTGACGGCCAGCGGTGGGCGCTGGCCGAATACCACTTCCCGTCTGGCTCCAAATAGTGCGTGTATGGCTCGACGCCGGGGCGGCCGATCTTGGTATGGACGTACCACTGACCCGCGCTGTTGCAATCGACGCGGGCCGTCTTTCCGTCGAACGTCTTCACGTTCATCCGGGCTTCAAGTTCTTGTCGCTTGTTCATAAGCCCCGGCTCTCCATGACTTCCCTGAGCACGCTGTAGTAGGCGGCGAAGTTGCTCTTCAGCAGGCCATCCCAGGTCACGATCTGCCACCGGCCCTCGGCCGAGTCCCTCGCCTGCCCGCTGTGCCAGCCAGCGATGAAGGCAAACGTCGTGTGCTCGTAGCCGTCCGGCCCGTGCCAGACGTAAGTGAGGGCCTCGGGCGTCACGCCGATCTCTTCCTGGCACTCCCGAATCGCCGTGTCCTGGAACGTGCGGTCCTTCTCTCGCTCGAAGTTCCCGCCAGGGAACGTCAGACCCCGCCCCTTGTCACACTGAAGTCCGAGGAAGCCGTAGCTGTACGGGATGATTGCGATCACGCCGATTTTCATTCGACTCATTTGACCCTCATCAGGTCTGATAGGAATCGCAGCCGCAGGTCGTTCGTGGACAACCCCTCTCGTAGCTTGACGCTCTCGGACTCGATCATGGCGATCTGTTGCTTGATGGCTTCCAAGGCGCTGTCGAACAGAATCTTGTCGAGCTTATGAATGCGGGTCTTGTGACCGAGCAGCCAGTTGATCTCGGTGTCGCCCTGTTCGGCGATGAATTGACTTTTGGTCTCGCGGACGAAGACTTGCCGGACCACGTAATGGCCGTTGATGTTCTTTCCGCAGACCCATTTCTCGAATGTGTTCATGCTGCCCTCTTTGCGAGTTTCTTCTTGCACGCCGCGCAGTTGTCGCAGCTTTCGTCGTTGCCTTGCTCGACGGCTCCGAAGAACATCCACCGGCCGCACATCGCCAGACCCTCGTAGAAGTAGTGCGCCTTCTTCGAGTTCAACGGCCAGCCCCAGCCCTGCTTGGGCGGCTCGGGCGATATGGCTGCCTCGTTTGTGGTGCTGCGGTTCATACTTCTAGTATGTACCAAGAATCTAGCTAGTCAAGCAAGATTATTGGTAGCGTCTGAATGTGAGGCTTATGCGGGTGCCGACTTGCCGGTCGGCTCGCGGGATGCGGTGGAAGTAGCTGTCTTGAAACAGCGGTGGCATGACGAACAGGGAGCCGTGCCCGAGCCGCTGCCGCTGCTCGGCCGGCACGACGCCCTTCTCGGTTTGCAGCTTCCACCAAATCTCACGCTCGGCCCCGAACGAGACCACGGCGATGGCGTGGTTCCGGTCCATCGTCGGCGAGTCGTCCGCGTGCCAACCCAACTGCTGCTTCTGGTTGTCGTAGCGATTGAGGAAGCACACGTTGAACCGGCACAACAGCACGACGTTCAAACGGTCCTGGATCGCCGCGACCTCGGGCGAGTACGGCTGTGAGTGATACTCGCGTGCATGTTCGCCCTTGCCGTAGGTGTACGATCTCGGCACGTCCGACATGAAATACTCGGACCGGGCTTCCGTGACGGACAGCCACTCCAGTTGGAGCAGGCTGGCCAACACGGTGCCGGGATGCGTGACAAAGCTGTCGGTGTATGCTGGTTTCATGCGGACACTTTCTTCGCCTTCGGCAATCCTAGCTTGACGCGCTGGAGGACCGTTTGCTTGTACCCGTTGTGGGAGCCGTGCTCTTTGACCGTCCCCGTGATGTCATAGGTCTCGCCTTCCTTGAGACACTCGACCTCGCCGGTCCACCAGATCAGCGTGCGGCCCTCGGCGTCCTTGAAGCGAACCAGCGTCTTCACGCCGTACTGGCCCTCGAAGTATTTCAGCGACTTGACCGTGAGGCCCGTGAACCCGGTCCTCTCGCCGACGACGCCGGTGTGCTCGTCCAGGAACTTCTCGCGGCCCTTGATGTTCAGTTCTTCTACACGGTCGAGATGACGCTGGTACGCAGAAATCACCGAAGCGATGAGTCCCATCGTGCTGCCGTTGACAATCCCGGACCGGCAAGCCACGCCGAGGTTGTATAGGTAGTCGTCCTTGCCGTCGGCCGGCAGAGTCCCCGCCCAATTCAACGCGGCCTTGGCGAGTTCGAGGTCTCTATCCTCGACGAACAGTTCCTTCTCGTCGATCAGTTCTTTCATCGCGCGCTTGTTCGCCTCACAGCAGACGCGCCACGCGAGGTACGCCGTGGTCATCGGCTCGGGGAACATCGACTCGGCCGCCTTCCTACTGATCCAGCCGATGCGGCGGATGCAGATCGCGACGACAGCCAGGTACTCGTTGATGTTCGGCGAGTAACGCGACCCTCCCCAGCCCTCGCTCTCCGATTCCTTGCACATCGAGTCGAGCGAGAAGATGATCTCGGCCCAAGACAGGACTTGCTCGGGCGAAACGCCGCCCAGAAAGTCCTTCAGGCAGTTGCGGCCAACCTGTTTGTAGATTCCGTCGTCGTGCAGGAGCACGAAGACCTCTTTGCGGCGACGATCCGTGTTGCAGTGTTGGCAGAAGTAGCTCGTCTTGCGAAACTCCGGCGGGCAAGTCTGACCCGGCACGGTCTTGACCAGGTTCTCTTCGCCAAGCTGCTCGATGACGGCTACGAACGTGTAGCCAGCGAGCTTGGGAGTGCTCCCTTCTACCGTGAACAGGTGATAGACGAACTCGATCTCGATCTTCGCGGCGTTCTTCCGCTTCTCGATCTCGGTCCCGACCTGGGTCAGTACGATCTCCGGCCTGCCGAGCTTCGCGGCCTTCTTGTTAAGCTCCGCGATCTGCTCGCGAAGGGCCTCGACGTTGCAGGCGGGCACTTTGTAGATCGTTGCATCCATACTTCTAGTATGTAGCAAGATTCTAGGAAGTCAAATCGGGCTGGAAAATTACAAAAACAGCCAGTTGGTCTTTTCCAACTGGCTGGTTTATGCACAATTTGCCGAATGATCCCGTTCGGGATCAGGCGCTGGCTTCAAGTCGGGTGGCGATGGCATGGACGCCGCCAGCTTTGAAGTCACAACCTCGTGGCGTCTTGAACCCCTGTCCGTTGAGAACCTCGGCTATATTCTCGAACGATTCGCCGCGATCGCGAAGCACACGTATGAGCGGAATAACCCTGTTGTACGTGTCTTCAAGGCGCTGGGCCTTAATCATCCTCTTGCGGTCGGGCGAAGTGGACTGCCAGCCTCGAAGGTGCTCCCGGCCTTCCCAGTGTCCAGGTCGTGCGGAACCGAGCTTGACGCCACGGTCTTTCAGTTCGGCCAGGGCGACCTTCGTTCGGCTGGAAATCCGAACCGCTTCGTCCTCTGCGACGGCCGCCAGGATGTGGATGGTCAGGCGGTTGGCATACGGGCAGTCGCACGCAATGAACTCGATCCCGGAGTTCATCAATGCGGATGTGAACTCGACGTTACGCGCAAGCCGATCGAGCTTGGCGACGATCAGCGTGGCTCCGTGTTCCTTGCAGGCGGAGAGTGCGGCCTTCATCTGTGGCCGGGACGAGTTCTTACCCGTCTCGATCTCAGTGAACGTCGCCACCACTTTGTCGTCGGCACTGAGGAACCGAGACACGATCGTCTCCTGTGCGTCGAGGCCGAGGCCGGATTCTTCTTGCTTCTTCGTGCTGACCCGGTAGTAGATGATATAGAGCTTCATGTTGTGAAGTATGCATCAACAAACTTGCAAGTCAAGTCTTTGCGAGCTACTTTGAACAAATCAGTTTCACCACGTCCCTGGTTTCACTACTCGCACCATGATGGATACGCTCGAAGGACACGGCTCAAACGCCGCTCGCTGCCTCGCGGTTTACGCCTCTGGCCCCGATCGCTTCATCTGGAAATTCGACGACGGCACCGAGATCGACACGGAGTACGACATCTCGACCGACGCCGGCCGCTACCTCTTCGCCCAGATGGCCGAGAAGCTCGGCCTCGGGCACCGACACGAGATTGCCAGCCTCATCCGTGACTGGCAACACCAGGATGGCCCGATCCTTCAACGCCCCTGCGATTAGCACGCGGCGCTCTTGTGACCCATTTACGGCCGGTATTTTGAGGCTCAGGCCGTAAGTCGTTCTTGGCCTTCAGGTTACGTCAAAATGGACGGTTTGACCGTTTGAACCGATTTTGCGCTTTAGGCTATCTATGACGAATCTACTGTGTTTTGCTACTTAGATATTGAATTTAGAAAGGGTAATTGAGTCAATCAGTAACAAATAAGTAGTAACTACTGAATGGGCAACAGTTTAGAGCGTGTTCCCCTTTGAATCTGGCCGGTGCTAATCAGTCTTCGGGTAACACTCCACCTGTTCTACACCGCCCGGCTGGGCGTGGGCACCTGATTTTGCTCGGGCCGCCAGACGGCGCACGCCGCCGCGAGGTCCGCGTAAAGCCCAATCCCGGCTTTATTGCACGCGGTAGTCCCCTACGCAGACACCCCGAGCACAGAGGAAAGGGCTGTGGGTTGGCGCGGTTGTGCCGGTTGGCCCGATTCCCCGATTTGACCCACCCGGTTGTGCTGATTGTTCTGGTTCCTCTGGCTGCACCGAAGTTGTTGGCATTACACACGTTACGATCGTTGCAACATGAATCATTGTTGTTCGTCAAGATATTGTGATTGCATGAGATGTGCTGATTGTATGATGCGTGCTCGCTCGCCCTGCCTGCCCTGGTCGCTCGCCCTGTCATCGACCAGGGCGAGCGAGCGGCCTGCCTGCCCTGGTCGATGCCCGAATGGTAGGGATTATGCTGATTTTATAGGCAAATCCAGGTGCGGATGCACAGATCATGCGGGTTATGAAGGTTATTCCGCATGTAGAGGTCATGCCGCATCTACTGGTCAACCAGTAGATAACGGATGAGCCGGAAATTGCGCGCTAACCGCGAGAAGAATTTATGCGGATTGTGCGGGCAGAATCGCCGCTCGCCCTGGTCGATGGCTCGCCCTGGTCGATGGCCTGCCCTGGTCGATGGCAGGCGAGCGATCGACCAGGGCGATCGACCAGGGCGAGCGACCAGGAATTGAGCGAGCGACCAGGAATTGAGCGAGCGAC